ACCGGCAAGTAATTGGAATGTTTTAATAATTCTTGTAACGTTAACACTGATAGCAGGTCCTGGTACAGGACTAACAGCAACGTTTGTTACCGCAGGTGCTGTTCCTGAAGGCTGTGTAAATGTATCAGTTGAAACATTTAAGTTTGTGTTTACATCAACATTACCTGCACTCGAGTTAATAATTGTACACAGGATCCTTGCAAGTGTGCCATCTCTGTACTCAGATGTAGGTGCAAGATTTGCTAATACCTGTAGTGCAATATATGAATTTGGTTTACCGTCTGATAAATCCATACTAAACGAAAGTGTTCTTGTTTCGATAGTGTCGTCAACATATTCTTTAGATGCTGCATCATTTGGATCTGTTGGTGCTGCAAGTCCTGTGATTTTAGGACTTCCTATTAGTGCAACATTACCAGTCCCGTTTGGTTCTAGTTCAAGATCAAAGTTACTGTACAATGTTGATATTCTGTGATTTTCAAGTCTAAGTTCTGATACTGGCGGTAGTCCTGGACCAATGTTAACAACATTCTGTGTACCAAATGCAGTAACACCTGGAATAGCAGTAATACCTGGACCCAAACTATTTCCATTTAATACAGTTACACCGTTAATTTTAAATTCTTTTCCACTAGCAAGGTTGATATGATCTGATGAAGTCCAAGCCTGTGAAGCAAGTGCTGGATACTCTGGTGTTCCTGGAAGACCTAAGTTACTCCACATAAACACGTGATCTGTAGTTCCTTTAAGAATTAGTCCACCGCCATCTGCTATAGCATCTGAATTAGAACCACTGTCGCCAGTCTGTGCTAGTACAATGTATTTGTCTTCAATTTCTAAACTTGTTTCTCTAACTACAGAAATATCACCATCGTTAATAGTAAGGTTACCTTTGATTGTAACATCGCCAGTAATATCCATTGCTCCGCCAACATTGATTTGACTATCTGTATAATCATTATAAAAACTTATGCTTCTATCTGTTGGATCAATTACAATTGCTTGTTCCTGTGTAATACCTTTACGTACATCTAAAATAATTTGTCTGTCGGTCGCTGAGTTTGATATTTTAAGGTTACCGCCGTCAACTGTAAAGTTACCTTGACCACCACCGCCAATTACAACACCAAGATCACTTTCAACTCTTAGTGCATTTGACAAACTGTTTGCAGTATCTTTTCTAACGTAAGTTACAGCATCTACGCCGCCTAACTGTTCAGCATTTGTTGCAGTAACATCAAATTTCAAACCATCTAGTGTACCTGCATTAAATCCAGGAATAATATCTCCGCTATAACCTTCAATTGTGTTTTTAGGTGTAAAGTTATCTTTTGAAAAGATACCTAACAGTATACCGTTATTGTATAAACTGGTAATAACACGTGTTTGGTTAAGTGTATCAAGTATACTAGAAACTTTCAAGCCACTTAAACCCTGTGTAACTGAAAAATCAGGTCCAAGTAGAATAGTACTTGTTCCATCAAAGAAATATAATTGTTTGTCTACATCATTAAACCACAAGTCACCAACACCAAGTGTTGAAGGTTGTGTATTTGAAATTGTAGCAGAACTTACAGGAACAAAAGCAGTTCCACTGTAGACTTTTAATTTTAATTCTGTAGCATCAAACCAAATTTGTCCTCTGATTGGTTTTTCAGGAATTGTAGTTCCTGCAAAATTTTCTAGTAATTTGATAAAGTTTTCATTTAGTGCTTCGCCAAAGCCACTGTAGTTTTTACCAATAAGAGTAATGTCAGTAGAAATGTTATCTATTTGACCATCTGCTACTGTTGCTACTATTGTACCATCTGTTTTATTAATCTGATAAGCCATTTATATCTACCTAATTACTCTCCAGTTGTAAATGCAGGTGGTCCTGATCTAATAATGTAATTTAGCGTCTGGTATGGATTCATAATACCAACCGGTTGTGCTAAACCAAAATCTGGACTAGGTTTTAATATTCCACCTGATGAATTAAAATACTGTGCTTGGTCTGCTGCTGTACCGCCCAATCCTGGTGTTGCAGGTGGAAGGAAACTATTATCAGATCTAATAGCACTGTATTGAATTCCATTTTCGTTTCTCATATCGTGTTCGTGTTCAGGCAAGTTACCAAGTGTAAGTGTTGTTGAGCTCGACCCGCTTGAACTACCAAGTGTCTGTGCTTCAATACCTTCAACTCTTGCTGGACTAGGAACACCTCCCCCGTTATCAACAAACGCACCTGTTGTTGTCGGCACGTCGATGTTGTTATCCATATTGTGTTTACCTAGTGCGAATCTACCACGTAAATCAGGTAATCTAAATGTACCAGTACCATTTAATGGTGTTGATCCGTTATAGGTTGTTCCAATAACATCAAACAAGTCAGGAAATTTAGCACGTTCAACTTCACCACCATCGCAAAGCAAATAACCATATGGAACATTTGCTCCTGCAAAAGGCATAATGCCTCCAATTGGTACACCTAAGTCACCAACGAATGTATCTCTAGACTGTTTAACAAGACCTGAACTTGCTCCTACTTCTGCACTTGCTCTATAAACAAGAACTAAATCTGTTTTTTCAGATTCGTTAGGAGTTGCATCGTCTTTGTCTTTAATAATGTTTGCTGTAAGTTCAGTAACAAATTGCTTATCATAACTACCAACTTGGCCATCAAATGTTACAGCAGGTGAAACAACGTCACCTGTTAATCTAAAACTTGTAACATTTTTAAGGTTAGTTGCTGTATTTGCGTTACCTGTAATATTACCGTTAATAGTACCTTCAATTTCTTCTGCAATAATTTTCTTTGCTCTAATATTATTGTATCTAGAAAGTGTTGTACCTAAATCATAAGTATCTGTTGTTGTTGGATAAACATCTTTGGTAACAATATTACTGCCAACGCTAATTGCTCCGCCAACAATTAAATTTTTATTGACTGCTAAACCGCCATCTGTTACAATACTACCTGTTGTTAGACTTGTGCTTTCTTGATCATTTTCTACTTTAATAGTTCCTGTGATTTGAAAGTCACCGTCAACATCTAATTCTGTGTCTGGTGCTGCTACGTTTATACCTACTTTGTTATCTGTAACTCTTAGAATAGTAGTAGGAACACCGTTTCTGTTTGTTTGTAAATCTACCGAACTACCTGTAGTAGAATTATATAATTTTGCTGCTGTTGATGATGTTTGAATATTGAAGTTTCCGTCAATACCTAGTGTAATACCAGCATTGTTTCTAACATTAAATTTAAATTCTGTAGTATTAACTGTGTCACTTCTTAGGAATTTACCTGCTGAAACTTCTACACCGCCTACATTAAGTGCATCAGCATTTGATGCTGTACCAATTAACTTAGGAAGTAGGCCTCCTTCAAAAATACTTGCAAATGATGCTGCTTCACTATCGTCTGCTGGGATAGCAACATTCATACCTGCCTTAATTGTATCAAAACCTGCAATATCGATTTTAGGAGTAAAAGTATCTTTTGAAATAATAATAACAGGAACATCAGCAATGTAGAATATTAATATATTTCTATCAACGTTGTCACTGTCTGTGATTCTTTCAACCGCAGGTCCGTATCTTAAACCGTCAATTGAACTTTCGCTAGGTCCTACAAGCAACCATCTGTTACCTGTGTAAATTCTTAATTGTTGATTTGTAGTATCAACCCAAAGTTCTCCAACTTTTGAATTCTCTACTGATGGTTCAACTGGAGACTTTTGAATATTAGATGCTGCTTTCCAGTTTGTATTATCAAATAATTGTAAAACACCATTAGTAGTATCGTACCATAACTGTCCTTCTACAGGATTAACAGGTTCTGTTGCACTTGCAAAGTTTTCTAACAGTGATAAAAAGTTTTCTGCAATAATTTGTCCATAGCCTGTAACATTACGTCCTGGAAATGTTAAACTGGTATCTTGACTTGACGTATTATCAAATACTGTTATGGGTGTCTTGTTTTCGCTATCTGTAAAATTAACAATATATGGCATCTATTAAACCTCTGTAAATCCAGTTAAACTTTGAACCCTAATAGTATAATCAATTTGTAGTAATCTGTTTAATGATTTTTGTACTGGATGGAAAACAACGTGTGTAAGAAGTTTGCCATCACCTGTTGGATTGAACCATTTCAATCCTAATTCATCAAAAACAAAGTTACCATTCATATCAACACTGTTATCAAATGCTTCTTGATCATCTGGCTCACCGTAATCAAGCAAACAACTTATAACTATATCACTGTATGTTGCACCACTGATATGTCTAATTTCCATTTTGTTTCTAACAGGATCACTGTTATTAATACTGTTCTGATCTATTACTTTTGAAAACGTTTGATTATATAAACTTGAATTAGTTCCAACGGTATTAGGAGTTAGATATGTAATTAAACCTGTAGGATCTACTGTTGTACCGCCACTGCCGAAAACCATTTCATAAATTGTACCTTGACCTTGATTACTTAAACTGTTAACCATAGCAATACTCATATTTTCATAGTGTATTGCGTTTCTTTTATCGATGAATACTTCACCACTTTTAGGATCAAATATCTTAATATGACCTTCAAAGTGAAATCCACCAGTCTCGTTTGCAACTGGCTGCTTTTCTTGTTTAAGTTGTTTGTCTGTTGGCATATTTTTCTCTTCGGTTTTCATAGTGTATTTATTCAGGTAATCTCGTACTCTTAGCAGCAATGAACTTACTAATTGCAGTATTATTATCCAGCAATGTAATGCCGCTAGTAGCGGTTGTAGTGCCTCTATCGTACCAAGTTTGACCCAATTTCCTTAGTATACTAATTCTAGTTCCAGCAGGTAGTGGTTTAGTTAGTCTTATATATGGACTTGAACCGTCTACAGCAAACTCTGCTTCAACTTGTTTATCTGCACTAGGGCTATTTGCACCTAGTGATTCATCAAAAACTGTTAATGAATTCTTTCTCATACGCTTTCCGCCAGCAAACACTTCAATAGTATCACATCTACCATAGTCGCTTGGTATAGTTTCACTGTACCAATTTGCATCTGCTGCTTGAATTGGAACAAAATCAAGCGGTCCAATTAGTTGGCTGCTTCCATCACTCACAAAATCTGTTCTATCTTGAGTATCATTGTATGGAATATTTTCAGGAGCGCCTGCATCTACTACTATATCGTCTTTATTGTGCAGTTCTTTTACAGCAGTTCCTAACGCACCTCTGCGTAATTTTCTTAATATATTGCCGTCTTTTTCTAAATACTGTATTCTTTCGCTGTTAATAACTACAACACCTGCAATATTACGTTCTGTAATTGGTTCTGCTAATAGATGTCCGTTTGTAACTTCGATCTCAGTATCAAAATAATTTAAATCTTTTGCTAATCTAATATCATCATTAGCAGCAAAACGTGTATATCTATATACGTTCAACATATCTTTATTAATTTCATATGCTCTTGGCAATTTAAATATTTGTGCACCAAACATAGTGATTGAAATTTCATCTGCAGGCACTGTTCCTGTTAACACTCTTAAAACGCCTCTAGGAAGATCAACAACATAATCAAAATCTTGTTTTAATCTTTCACCGTTTTTATAAACCCAAACATAACTTACACTTAATGGTTTGAATGGAAGTTCAAATACCGATTTACCTCCAGTGAATCTATCGCTTACAACAGCCATACTTGGATATTCACCAAACCAAGTTACATCGATCGTGTCACCTGTTGTTAAAGTGACTGCACTATCTATCACAAGATTATTTTCTAACACAGTATATTGTGATCTAAAATCATTTTCAATTTTAATAACATCACCAACACTTAATTTTGTGCTGTCAATTTCAAGTAATTTTGTTGTACCATTATAAACATAATCTTGAATAAATGTTTTTCTTTCTTCATTTACAAATACAGAAATATTATCTGTTAGAATAGCACCCGATGCTTCAAAAGGATCAATACCTAGTGTAAATGAATTATTTGTTCCGTCATACACAGCATAAGTTGTATCAACTCCTTTTAATTTATTACCGTTAATGGTAACAACCATTGAAGAAACAGGACTTTCCCTTGTAAGTTGAACAAAATTATCTAAATCAAATGATCTTGTGCTTCCGTCATACACTAATTCCTGTTTGTTAACCCTTACAATTGCAAGGTTAGTGCTGTCAACATCTGAACTTGCTCCTAGACACACTATCTTAATAACACTATTTCTGTCTGGTGTAATACCAAACTGTACAAGTGTTCTATCCGGTGTGTCTGCAATACCTGTGCTGTTTACAAAACCAACATCTTCACGAACACCGTTTACAGAAACAAATGTGTTTGCTGTAAGTTCGAACGGTGCATTAGTTAAAAATAGGTTTGTTTCTCCGTCTGCTGTAAATTCTTGATAATCCAATAAACTTACACCACCAATACCAATACTTAGAATCTCAACTAGTTTTCCAAGTTCGGGTGCTATATCTAATTCAACAACATTATCAGCAAGATCTACTAGATATTGATCTGCGTCAAGTCTAATTCCATCCACATAAACTAAAACCGAATTAGATTCTAAGATATTTTGTCCTATTGAGAATCTAGTAGTTGTGCCATCACCGTTTTGTACTTTACTTTGTAAAGGTGCTGCACCGCTACCTGTTGTTTGATATACTTTAATACTTAAACTATCTAAAACCTGTCCAGGAATATTTTCTTCCGGTGCTGGTACATTTTCGGGAGATATAAAACTACCACCGATGATTGCAATTTCTTCAGGTGTGTTACCTTGTGCTGTACTATACGCTTTATCTAGTGTTTCTAAACTTCCGCCAGATATTTTAGTGTCAACAAGATTAGGATCATTAATAGTAACACTACCATCTGAAGATATAGGTCTAAATATTAAAATATCTCCAGGATTCGTTTGAATGTACTGTCCAATTTCTACTGATTGAGTACTTCCGTCTCCTACAAACGTTGGCATCTGTGCAGCAGGATTAGTTGCAATACTGCTGTCCCAGGCGTCTGTGTAATTAGGATCATCTATACGAACTGCTTTAGGTTCATCAACTTGTTCAGAATACTGTAATTCATCAACTGATCTTGGTGCACCAGAACCTGCACGTTTTAGATAGATGTTTAATTCTTGTCCATCACCTGGAATATAAGGTAATGTAACTGCCTGTGTACTTCCGTCACAAACAATATAATAGTCTGCTGCTGCTTCTACACTATCCCAACTATCTGTAAACCAAGGAAGTGCGTCCCAGCCGCCTGTAACGTCAAAAGTTGTTCCTTGAACTTGTACACCTCCGTAATCAATACCTGTCATAAGTTGATCAAGATCTGTACCTTTCATACCTGCGGTAGGCTGATAATGTTTACGAATTCTGTTTACACTATCAAGTAACTCTACATTCTTCTCATATGTAATATCGATAACACTACCTGCTGCTGGTGCTTCAACAAATGTAATTTTTGCTTTTAATTGATTAAAGTTATCAATATTTTGTCTATATAGGCTAACTGTATATTCATTATTAAGAACTAGTTGTCCGTCTTTGATAATTTCTATTTTAGATTTTTCTATTGCGCAAGGATAACTTAATTCAAAAACAGAACTGCTGCCTGACGCAGTAAATGATTGACTAAAATTAAAATCATTATACACACCATCTTTGGTAATTCTATCAAGTTTCATCTTGACATCGAGTGTTCTGATTTTAGTATTACCAAGAATAGCAACTACTTTTGCAGTATCGGCATTATCGCCATTACCACCTACTATAGAAACTGTTGGCGTTTTTGTATAACCTTTACCTGGATTATCAACTCTTACTCCGCTTAGTTTACCATTAGAAATAAATGCTGTTGCTTTTGCACCAGTTCCATTTCCTTGAATAACAACTCTAGGAATACTGGTGTAACCACTACCTGCATTAGAAACATCTATTGATGTAATTTCATAACCTGCGTTGTCAGTATAGAATCTATAAGGATAATTTTGTAAAACATCATCTGTTTCAGTAACCGGAATAATTTCGCCCTGTGCCTCATTGAAATATGGCGGCAAGTCATAATCACTTATTGCGGTATTTGCGTTATCAATATTATCGTATATAGATTTATATTCTCTAATAGTTGTTCTAAACGGTTTAACTTCATTAATATATTCTAGATAACTATCAAGGCTATCATTCTTATAGTTTAATTTTTGTTCTAGTTTTCCTACTTTGTAAGCAGCATTTAAGAAACTTGTTTTAAATGCCCAGTCTACATAAGTTTGTTCTTGTAATGCGTATCTAACACTGATAAAGAATAAGTTATTCCATTCTACAGCATATTGGTTAGTCAGAATGTCTTCTTTAACTGCTTTAAATATATTTCTTAATTCATTTGAAACTTCTTTGTCATATACACCTGCATCAAAACTATCTACAATATCATAACCTATTCCGCTTGTATCGGTATTGTATAATCTATCGCTTAATTCAAGTGTGCCATTTTGTCTGCCTACAAGTTTGTAATTTTCTAATAGAGTATTACCTGTAGCATCTAGTTTTTCAAATACTGCCCAGCCGCCTGTGCCGTATTCTTTGATACGTAATAAATCACCTACAAGTAAATTTGTAGTTGGTTCTTCGTATACACTTAAAATTTCTTTTACAATTCTACTATTTGAACTATAACCTTCTGCCCACCAATCAATTTTTGACCAATAACGTGTTGTATCAAATGCTTGTGATGCACTTCTAAAGAATGTTTTTCTTATATCGTCCCAGGCATAGATTGACCAGTAGTTATTTGCTGTGCTGTCTGATTCTACAAGCACACTAAAGTTTCTAACTTTTGCTATTAGATTATTATATCTTCTACCACGTGCTATTACATTTACCTGTGACAATCTACCTTGATTATCAATAACCGTTTGTGCCTGTACACCTACACCGTCGCCTTCAAAATCAATTGTTGGCGCAACTCTATAACCATAGCCAGGATCTATAACATCTATACTTACAACTTCACCGTCAATTATATTCGCAGATAGTTCTGCTTTTTTAACTCGTATAGTACCTACATTTTCTAAATCATCAATACCTGTAACTTTAGTATCATATAAATTTAAAATTTCTGCAGGCTGTGTGTCTGTAAGATTTAAGTTAGCATAACTGATAGTATCTGCAAATGCTTCTTTTAAAAGTATAGAATTAATCTTTTTGATAGTTGTTTCTAATATCTTACGATTATTCACAAACATACTTTGTCTTGGTCTAAACATAACACCGTATTTTTGCTTATCAGGTAAATCAGTATCAGGTACTCTATTACCTTGCTTGTCATAACCTATTAAACTGTCAATCCATTTTTGTTCTAATTTGTCAGCAGGTAGACTATCTGCAACACCTTCTGTTAACAGTTGATATTCTCTATGAACTGCATTTTTACGTTCTTTACTATTATAGTATTCTATGTTTAATACTGCATAATCGTTTGAAACTATAGAAGTATAATTGTATAAAATAAATTTATTACTGTCTGCAAGTGCAATAAATGTATTACCTACAGAGAACGGATCACGAATTAGACTTGCGACAGTACTTGCACTAATATTTCTGCCTACAATATCTTTAGGTTTGATTAATTTATTTCTAACCCAATAGTAATATCTAGTTTCGGTTTCTTCGCCGGTGTTTGTGTTGTATAATTTTTTCTGAGAATAAACAGTATTATCTGGATACAATGGCTGTCCGCTAACACCTACTTGTAAACCTTCGTTAGTATCAGCAATTGCTGACCACTCGCTTGGTAATAACTTTGATTCTACCCATTCGTAAATATCAATACTTGCTCCTTCAGCAAGTCTTCCCCAGTTAGTAGATCTATATGCAATATCTCCTTGCTCGTAGTCAATCCATTTAGCATTGCCAATATTCCACCATAACTTACCTACATTCTTTGTTGTCCAAGAAATTTGATCATCTACAATTTGTTCATCTGGATTACCTACACTGTATACTGCAGGGTCAAAAGGTGTTTTATAACTTAGTTCTCTTTCAGCAGCCGCAAGTATTTTCAACTTAGCAGGATCTATTATTTCTAGATCTTGAATTTTATCATCTGAATTGTTGTCGTACAGACTAATTCTTTTTACTTGTTCTATATCAACCGTTGCTGGTTGAGAATTTAAAACAGCAAATGGTTTGACATCTGGATCTTTCTTAAACAGTCTTGCCATACCAGTTTGATCACCTTCGAATGCAATTTGTACTCCGTGTGGTGCAGGTGCTACATAGTTTGGTGATCCTACTGCAATTGTATCTTTTGTACAACTGATACTATGTCCGAAACTTTCATTTAAAGAAAGTTCGCTTTCTAGTTTTTCTGATAGATAATATGTATTATTTTTTAATTCAAACACATAAACACTACCAGCAAAACCGCTGTAGGATTTAAATGTAGTCCTGTTTTGATCAAATTCTGTTCCAGAATTATCAAATATTGTTGGTAATACAAAAGGACTATTACTTGCACCAATGGCTACAATTTCAGTGTTTGGCGAAATACAAACATCTTGTCCAAAAAATTCATTTGGAAACTTATCGTAACTTTGTAATTTTTGTTTCAGTCTATAATCTTGTGTTCCTGTGCTGTCACTGTCATATCTAAATACATATGCACTACCTTGATTCTGAAAGTTAATATCTGCTTTAGGACTTGTTACAACAATTGTGTTACCGCTATAATCTATAGCAATACTTTTACCAAACTGATCTCCTGAATTAATTTGTTCATTTACATCTAGATCACTAATATCTGCTAATCCATCCGCAGCAATTGCCTGTACTAATTTATATCCATAGTCTTCGTCTCGTCTATAGATAAACACTCTACCTGTTGCTTCAGAACTACTATCGCCTACGTTGACCCACGGATAACCTCTATCAGGTTCTTCGTTATAACTTCTAATTGTACTACCATCATCTACAGCACTAGGTCCAATATTTTCTAGTTGATGATAACTGTTTTGATATTTTACTACATCTCCTGATTTATATTCAAAGTCAGGTCTCCAAATTCCTCTGTAGTTTGCAAAAAATTGTTTATCACTATTAGGAGCACCAACAACTAATACACTTCCGTCATAGCTCATAGCAAGTGAACTACCAAATTGATCACCTTCCATAATAAGTTCTGCAACCTGATTAGGTGATAGCAGGCCTGCAAATAGTGTACTGTTATCGTCTGCTACATCAATACTAACAGATTGAGGTAAACTATTTTCTGTAGTTACAGCATCAAGTCGTAACCAATCAACACTATCAATATTAAGTGTACTACCGTCGCCGTAATTATCTTCTAGTGCCTGCCATAGATAACCTTCATACCATACTGTAGATCCTTTAGGATAAAACTTAGATGCATCATTATCATATACACCTTGATAATTAGGATTTTCATCTAAAGTCCATTGTTCGTTGTCATAGGTGTAAAGATATACTCTACCTTTACCATCCCTAGATCCTGTAGCACTAACTGCCATATGGTATTTGTTACCATTGACTGCAAGTGTAATTTTACTTCCGAAATATTCAAAGTCAGCCGGACGAGGACTGATAAAGTTAAAACGTAAGTTCCATTGATTTGCCGAAAACTCATATATAGAAATCATTCCTTGCTGAGTTTGTCCATCTGAAGAACCTGATGTAAGTGCTTCTATGTTTCTTACGTATTCCCAATCTTCTGTATATACATTAATTGTACTTCCGTCGCCTTGGATATTTCTAGTTGCTTTATATAATTTTCCATTATATAAAACAATGTCGCCTGTAACATAAAAACCTGCCGGATTAAATGCTCCTTTGTAATTTGATTTGATTCCACTTGCTAAAGGAGATCCTACTGCTAGCCATCTGCTATCAGGACTAATTGCAATTTCTTTTCCAAAACTTCCTAGTACTTCATCACGGAATTCTGATAATGGTTCAACAATTTGTTTTAAATCAAGACCAGTCGGTGTTTCTACATATGATATAACATAACCACTGTGAGGGATTCCTACTAGTGTTTGTTTCAATACATCACTGTAGACAACTTTTTCGCCTGCTCTGTCTGGATCCGATAATCCAAAGTTTTCAATTTTCTTATCAGTATAAGATTTATTTTTTTCAATAACTTCCCATTTATTATCACCGTTATCATCAATATACATTTTACTACCATTTTCTAGTAGAGCAACGTGTTCTGGTGATAGTTCATCATAGTTTTTAAATCTTGCTTCTGTAAAGAATGCAGGATACTTTAATGTACTAGGTTCAAATACATCAGGAGATGCATTTTTTTCTAACAAATAAGAAACTGTAAAGTTACTGACTTCGGTGATTTTATGTATACCACTGATGTCATCAATGCCTTTAACTCCTACAAAATCATCAACTGCCTTGTTGTGTCTACGTGCAAATTGTAATGTAACTTTGTTTTGTTCTATCTCCACACCAATTATAGGTAGATCGTATGCAAAGTTTGCACGAATGACTGACCAACTTGGTCCGTCAAATGTAATCCATATATGGTCATTATTTTGTAAACTGTCGATATCTAAATTAGATAAATCGTTTCTAGTTTTTACATTATACTGTGTCTGGCCAATTTTTACATAACCAGCAGTTCTTGTTGGTACTGCTTCATATGATACTGGATTGACATCATAACTAAAAGGAACTGGCGCATAATCAAATCCGCTTTTTCCTATTCTATAATATCTGTCAGGATTAATTCTTTCTTCATCAGTAAGTAATAAAGGTTGAGGATTTATAACAAACTGATCTGTTTGTAGTTTTAATTCTATATTATAAGACTGATCGATGCCGCCAAGTTTACCAACTCTAAATGCCCACTCTTCGTCTAGAGAAACACTAGGTTCACCACTACCGTTGATTTTATCAAACAATTTAGAGATACTGTTACTTGATCCTTTTTCTCTGATATAACCTTGATAGATCTTATACTGTGTTGTAGGATCTTCTGCAAGTGCTTCTAAATACTGTCTAGTTTGATAACCTATTGTATGCCTTGCAAGGTCACGTTGACTTTTGCCTAGTCCATCAGTATCAACATCAAAATAGTCTTCTATTTGATTAATACGATAATCGTAGTTAGGTATAAGTTGTTTACTAGGTGTGCTATCTAATACAGTCCAATCTCTATTATCAAAATTTTCACCACTTGTGTGATTATATTTGCTTGTATAATTTTTTGATCTGTATGCAACAATGTCACCTAATCGATAATTTCTAAAAGGCTGCCAAACATTAATTTTTACATTGTCAAACAAGAAACCAGGTGAAGTGTAATCGCCGTCCCAATCAACAGTACGGAAACCTTGACATTTTATTCTTTCCTGTCTATATCCTGTTGGCTTATCAAATATTACATCATTAAAGACTGTTCTATCATCAAAAACAGCAACGTGTTCTTTAAGAACATAATTTACTTTTAGATAGTAAATTCCTTCTGTAGTATTTGTAGTATTAATTACAAATTTTTGGAAGTCACGAGATACATCAATATTTTTTGTATCAATTGTGGTTCCTTTATCTGTTAGCACATTATAGTCATAAAAACTATCAAGAATATTATCTGCAACGCCAACTGGAACATTTATCTCTAAACGTTCTGCACCTGGACTTAGTGTAATTAAACTTCCTACTGCCCAGTTATGTTTACTCCAAAACATAAATTCTTTCGCACTTGTAATCCAATCTTGTACTACTTGATTTCTAGGATCATAATTTTCAAAAACAAAGCCTTGGAATTTTAGATATTCTTGATATCCTAATAAGAAATCTACAACATCTTGGATTGATGTTAATTGTTCACCATAACTTAATTTTCTAACAACAGTGTTATTAAAGTTTCTTCTTCTTTGGGCCGTAGTTGCGTTTACTAATGGAAGTGCCGGCAACTTTCTCCAAAGATTTTTATCAAACTCGGTTGTACTTGTATGTGTTTGGTTGGTTCTCCAATAATCATTTCTATATTCTACTATAGATCCATTATTATAGGTTTGATTTTCTTCCCATACTGTAAATGTTTCACTGATACCTCCTACACTTATTGTAGGGTCTTTTTGGTTAGGTATTGCACTAAAATATCTAAAGTATGGTTCGAGATCGTTATAACCATTTACAATCCAACCTCTATCACTTTTTTCTAATATTACACCACTGTATGATAGACTAGCAATTGGGCTACCAACACTGAAAATAATATCAAAATTTTCAGGTGGAATAAAAGTACTACTGCTTGTTGAATTAGGATTTTTACTGTCAGTTAAAAATCTTTGTTGGTCTTTATCAACAAACCCGCTTAGTCTTGATGTAAGTTTAACATTTAGATTTGACAATATGTCTTGAGCATCTTGTACTGATTGTCCTTTTGATTTTACATATGCACTTACATAAAATCCTAAACCACTTTGTAATTCGTCACTGCCTGCAACTGGTAATTTTAAATCGTCAATTGTAATAAAGACGTCTGTAGTTTTACTTACAATTTGATCAACTGCGTTTCTTATTGTTTTGTTTTTATCAAAATTTTCAATTATAAAATCAAACGGTTTAATTAAACAAAGTGCAGAACAAATTGCAAAAGGATATTCACTGCTAGATTTCCAAGCATATTCGACAGGGCCTACATCGCCTAATTGAAAACTTCCTTTATTATTCTGTAATGTAAAATTAGTTGCAAGACCACTTGTAAGTGGATCAACTAAATTACCGTCTGCATCAACGGGCAAGTGTTTAGTAATGCTTGTTCTAGCATATCTGGGGTGTATTCCTTGTCTTGGACCGTGTCTAATAATTCCATCTTTAATATCGTCCCAAAGAATTAAGTTACCGTTTGTATAAGGTGCCGGACCATATTCTTCTTCCCACCAAGTTGGCTTTTCAGAAAACCCTAAACATTCCCAAGGACATCTATGAGGTCTATCTGTATCATAGAAGTATCTATATACTCCTCTCCAATAACCAGGTAAGTTTTCAGATCCTGTAGGATCAGCCATTTGATTATAGGTATATGTAAACGGTTCAGTTTCTACAAAATAAGAATTTTGCACATAACCTAGATTTGTATTTGATACCCATTTTAAAAATTCTTGATTTACAATATCAGAAATTTCTTTTACATTATATTCACTGTTACCATAATACCCGCCTAGAATTGCATCAATATCAAAAACTTTATTATTGTATTCGTTCTTAATGTTATTATAAATTCTATATTCTAATTCAAGTATAAGATCATCTCTATAATCTCCATAGGCAATTGTAATACTGCCATCGTGTCCTTGAATTACTTCTTGAGGTTCTCTATATGTGTCATCGATAAATTTAGATGGAGTATACTTTTTATACAATCCTAATGCTGTAGGTGTAGGAGGTATATGACAGAAACTAGTTGAAATATATTCTCTAATCTGTATTACATCACCTTGTACCAGTGTTTTAGAAATTGTAACAAATCCAAAATTACTGTCAAAGGTATACTCGGCGCCATTCAATAACTGTACATTGTTTATATAAACATAAACAGCACGTCTGCTTAGACTTTCTAAATTAAAGTTTTCACTTAAGGCAAAGGTCTTAATTCCTGTATCTTCTACAGTATAATCTAGCGAATTGTATGCACCAGTACCAACCATATCACTATCCGCAAATGGGCTGTCGATACTTTTTGTTTTGTTTAGTCTTTCTAGTATACCGTCTACAAAATCAGGAATATTTTCATTGAATTCAACTTCAGTACTTTTTAATAAAAAGTTATTTTTAAAAACACTGTATGCAGTTTTTGCGTATTGTAAAGATTTAATTATGTTAATATTTTTGTCATTTAATAGTGCAACAGACGCAGGTGCAATACCGCTATGCTTTATAAAACGTTTTGCGTGTTGTTGAAAACTACTTAAATCTCTTAGATTGCTTACACCTGGTAATGTGCCTTTAAATTCATCGCTGAATTCTAAACTTGTTAAAATATGATCAGTTGCTTGTCCAAGAGTAAATTTTTTATTAGGTGTGTTTAATGGATTTTTCTCTAGGCCTATTGGCATCTCATAGTATCCGTCAATAGGATCTAAATCACAAATAATTTTTACTGATACTGAATCTCTTTTTGCAAATGTTTTTTCAAATGCAAATACATTTCCGGTTCTTGTATAATTTGCGTTTTCTCTTACACCGTTAGTGTAGAATATAATTTTCTCATCACCAGAAAGTTTCCCCCAATCAACTGTGTTTAATATAACTTCATTTGATTCTTCGTCTAGTACATATGTGTCTATCATAGGCATTTGATAATCTGTGGCTAGTGCTGTCCACCCATTATCAAAATTTCCATCAATTTTCAAATATCCGGTATTAATATTTTTTACAACAGTATCTTGACCTTCTGCATATGTAAATGAATCTTTATCTAGGTTCCAATCAAATTGTATATCGCCTACATTATCAATATTAAGATAGGATAGTGCAAACCCTAATTCAGAATCAATTCGACCATTGCCTTGTGTATAACTTATAATTTTTGTTCCAAAAAATGTACTTACAGGATATGTCGTCTCGTCTGAAAAAGCATTATTGTTTTTGTCAAACATTTCAAACATAGGTGATTGGTTAACTGACGTTTTAGGCTGACTAGGTACCCAGTTTGTACCGTTGTAATGATACATAATACCTGCATTATCTCTACCACGTCTTACTAGAACACACTCGTTAAGTAAACTTTCTGAATCTTCAGTTTGTACTAATGTAATCTGTCTTCTACCGTTGTGATTTATAAATTTAACTTCGTATATTTTATTATTTGCTAAACCATCAGTATCTGCAATTACAAGTACTCTAGCACCTTCAAATAAGAATTCGCCATCTACGTTATAACCTAAACTTCCTTCAATATTTGAAAAAACGTCTGTAGTAAATGTATCGACATAATCTACAGTTTGTTTTGCAATTGTACCGTGATTGTACAACTGTATATTAGGATGAAATTCTATAATAGGTCTTTTTGCTCTAGTTTGTTCTGTTGCTTCAAAACTAGAATTTCTTTGATTATAGGCAAATTCTAATACACTTCTATGAAACCAACGATTGTATCTAGACCAGGGATTAGAATCTTTACTGTTTCTCGCAATTGTAATATAGTCTTTTGCACCAGGATACTGACTTGCATCATCAAAAGGTTGCGTATCAAATCCTTCATTATCAAATAATATCTCTGGTGTGTCTATTGTTACCTGCGGTGGAACAAGATCACTAAATTGTGTAAGTGTGATTTCTTTTCCTACACCTTCAACTAGCCAGGTACCTTCTTGATATTTTTCAGGAAGGGTGGTTCCTGTAAATTCAACTACAAGTCCATTTGTAAATTCTATATTGTTTGAACTTGTATAAGTTTTTTTACCAATAACATCTTTCTCTACATCTAAAAATGTATTGGTATCAATATCTGCAATTACAAATTGTCCTACTCTGTTAGGGTCTACATCTGATTGATAATAAAGTAAGTCAGGAGCATCCATTGGAACTTCGAACGTTAAAGTTCCTTTCTTTGTTCCGTTATTTGTTATACCTTTATTATACAGTAGTGCTACATTAGATGTACTGCTGTCAATAAGTTCCCAGTCTTGGCTTTCTTCTGTAATTGTACTTCCGTCTGCTGGGCTTACTTCTACTTTCGCTTTCCAGAGGTTGCCATCGAATACTGCAAGTTCACCTGGAAAATATGTTCTATCAGGATCATAATTTAACGAGCCTGTATCATAATTTGTTCTAATTACAAAACCTTCTGTATTGTTTAGATCAAAATTGTAAGTTTGTCCTCTATATAAAATAATGTTAGGATTATTAGTTGCTCCGTCAGGAGTAAAAATCCAAGAACTGCCAACAGCGGTTCTTACTTTGTATGTACTTGTAATAGAGGCTGCTTGTCCTTGAACAGTAACACTAGGAGGACCTGATGGTACCCAAAAATATTCTCTATAGTTTGAAAACTTATCCCAATCAATAGGTGGATTCCAAGTGTAATGTTCTTGTGAAAAGATTTTATCATCTCTATCAATATCATTACCAAAAAACTTAATAATGTTTTTTTGATCTAGATAATCATAAAATTTTTCTATTTTCTGATCTTTTTCAACAACAACACCAGGTTCTAACTGATATCTACTTCTTAATGTTTCATCTGAATCTAAATAGGTATCATTATTGTTATACGTCTTTCCATATCGTCTACCTAAATAGCCTACAATTTTATCTACAACTCCAGGCTGTGTTAACGGATCAAAAACTCCAGCAAAGAATTTTTTGTTTGCATCCGTACGGAAAATTTCTGGAAGAAAGTCACTGTTTCTTCTAATAGGTAATCCGCTACTTGGAAAGTTTTTCTTATCTGCCATTATGTACTACTCACTACTGAACCTGCACCAGCTCTGATTTCAGCAGCGGTAATAGACGAAACTATTTCAATATCATCGACAGTAGCACCACTTACAAAAATTTCATCTGGCTTACTTTGTATTTCAAAAAGGCTACCAAAAACCTGTGTCTCTTGTCTTGGTAAAATTGTAAAGTTTGTTATTTCTGGTGAAACAGAATTTACTACAAATGTAGTTAATTCGCTTAGATAAAATCTATCGCCAAAATCCCAATTGTTAATATCAAAAAATGTATTAATTGCATTTACTATTCTTACTTTTAAATTATTATCGTTAATTGCAAGTTGAGGATTTTTAACAACTTTAAATTTTGCTTGTAGTTTTACATCTGCATTACTACCAAACAATACTTTATATTGTACAGGATGATAAATTATTTCATCACTAATTGCTTTGATAGAGTTTAATCCAGAACCAAAACTAATTCTTAAATCTTCGCTACTAGGAATTTCTGGTAAATCAATTCCTGCTGCAAGTGCATTTCTAAATGTTGTATCATATGCTCTTGTTAGTATAAAGATATCTATAATATTTGTTACACTAGGATCTAGTCTTCTATCTTCACTGGCTGCGTGAGTATATTGGAACTTAAGACCTTTTCTTCCTATTACTGCTTTATATGCACTTTCTAGTCTAAGTGTGTTTGTTGTTTTGTCTAAACGCTTTATTCTATTTTCATTAGTATCATAAAAATAAAATAATTGACCGTCTTCATAATCGTTTACATTTACCAGACTTTCTTTCTGAAATACCAATATATTATCACTGTCTTGAATAAGATTGTAAATCGCTGTTCCGTATTGATCTGTTTCTTCTACAAAAAATAGATAATTTAAATCTAAATCTTCACCTACAATATTTTCAAACGACTCTGGATTGTCTACTACTCCATCACTATCAGCATCGCTAAATGCTAATTTAATTTCGTTCGTACTTTCATAACCATCGTCAAACTGAATTGTATCGCTTATCTCAAAATCAAAATCATTTATTAAAGGATTAATACCGTTAGAATCAGTATTGATTCCTAAAACCTTAACTGTATCTTTTTCTAGTTTACCTGTTAGGTTATTGTATGCTTTTTCATTTTTGTCGAAATAGAATCTATTCTGTTTAATACTACCAAATACATAATCTAGTTTTCTAATTCTAACAATGTACTCATCATTTTCTTTTACAAAAGCAACAATCCAAGATGCATCTAAATTTTCACTTGAAACATCGCCTGACTTACCTAAACTAAAAGAACTTGTTAGATTGACATTTTGGCTTTGAATAATTTTCCAACTAGCGTTTGTAAAGTCATAACGCAATCCAAAATTTAAATTAGCAAAACACTGGTTTACAATCTGCGATTCAATACTATCTGAAATATCTGATACAAATTTAGGAACAATTCTATTTGCAATTGCACCATTAGGAATATTATCATTAAATGTTACTGGACCCAATCCTGATGTAAGAGCTCCTCTGCCTGCATTTGTACCGTCGCCTGCAACACCGACTACCTTTGTCCAAATATAACTTCTCTGCTTAGGATCAGTACTGTCAGCAGTAACCAGTTTTCCGTCTTTGAATGCTTGGCCTTCTGGCGGTGTAAATTTAATTGTTGCACCTGGTACAAGATATTTTAGGTTATTAGTTGCATAGGTTCCTACTTTAAGTAGACTTAAATCTACTGTATTAGTAAAATAACCAGTACCTACATTTACATCATTGGTTACACTTGTCCAAATAATATTTTGTTCAGAGAATAAAATTTTATCAAACTTTGTAAGATAATAATTGTAAACGTCTGTGTCAGTAAAAACTTTTTCAACATTATTTTTAATAAAATTAATAATGTCTGTTCTATTCTCAAATTTAAATGAAAGATATCTTTCGCCTTCTTCTTTATAGATATATCCGTCATCAGCAAATACATTTACTGAACTATATTTTCCACTTGCATCTATAATATCAAAATTTCTACTAATACCACTTGACGTTCTGTTTACTGATTTTACTTTTAAAATATTCTGTGAAGCAGTTAACGGCGCAAGATTATAATCTTCGCCTGTAATCATTCTGTTCTGTGTATAATATTGTGCAGGAGCATTTGCTCTAATGCTATCTAAAGTTTCTGAAGATGCTGCACTGTTTACAGTATATTGTAATGCAAGACCAATAGTTAGTGTATGTTGTGCGCCTTGCTTGTTGATATACGGAATAGAAATAGTAATACCTTTCATTTCATTTGGAGATATACTATAACTCAAACCATTTGAAACTCTATAGTAGGCTCTAAATGGCCCTTGTGGCAAGTTACCATAGACACCGTCAGCAAACACTAGGTCTATTCTATCATTTTCTTTGGTTGCAACACTATAGATATTTCTTAAATTTGCTGAAACACTATTATAAGCAATATTGTTTCCTACTAAACTAGAAACCTTAGTCCACTCTTGTAGTTGAGCACCTACGCTGTTTAATTGGTATAACCAAACATCATCATTGTTAATATTTTGACTTTCAACATTTACTCTTTCGTTTGTTGTAGGAACATCAATTGTGAAGTCTGCAAGTTCTAAAGAACCTTGCTTGAACATAAAGTAGAATCCTGTATTAGGACTTGCTGGTCCTTGCCCGTCCTGTCTATAAACGAATCCCATTTGGTTTCCAGGAAATGGTGCTTCTTCGTAAATTTCTTCAGAGTTTTTAAATGTAGTACTCAATAACTCAAACACCATACTTCTTCCTGCAACAGATTTAGAAAAACTGTAGATAGGAACATCTGTTGAGTAAGTGTTAAATCTATATTGCTCTGTAGGAATACTTTGAATACTTGCACTGCCTTGGCTTCTACCAAACTCGACGTTATTTGTCATAGCAGCATTCAATACAAGAATAAATTGTTCTGCCCAATTTGAGTTTGTTGGATCATTCCAGCGAATATTCTGTTGTGCTAGATTTCTTCCGTTACTGTCAACAATATTTTCTGTTGTTGTAACACTTGTAAATTTTAACAACCCTTTAGCAGGAATATTACGCTTTGCATTGTAAGAAAGCATACGTGCAATACGTAATACACTTTCTTTACGTTCTGCTAGTTCAATAAAGTTTTCTCTTGAAGCAAGATCAATTCTAAACGATAAACTTTGGCCTAGAAAAGCAATAGCATCGATAAGAGCAAGATATTCTGAACTTTCAATATAATCATTGAAATCTTCAGGATAATTTTCTCTAAGATATGTTATAATTACTCTTCGAAGATTTTCGAAATCATAGGACTTAAAATCGGCGTTTTTGAACGTCTGATATATCCTAGTCCAGTCTTCGTTAAGTATTAAGTTGTTTTGTCTTTCAGTGGTGCTCATTATCTAGTTCCTATGCAATATTTAGCGTTTATAATAAACTGCTTAGTTAATAGTTGAACTATTTCTATCAAAGTCAAAAGTCATCTTTTCATTGATGTTAAACGGCAAATATGTGATATCTGCTTGAATACGCATACCTTGCTCTGTGCTGTCAACCGCAACTTCATTCACAGTAATACGAGGATCATAGTTTATTACTTCTTCAACGTCTTTTGCTATTAGATTTTTAACTTCTTCGGTGAACTGTTCAAAGATCATATCCCATATAATAGTTCCGAAATTAGGATTTTCTAATTTTTCACCTTTACGAATATAGAAATGATTGATTAGATCTTGCTTTACAAGTTCTATATCATACAGTTTGTAACCGTTTTTACTTTCTTTACTGCTAAATCCTTTGTAAGTGAAGGATTTTACATTTTGATCACCAGACGATACTTTATTTGAAGCAATTCGTCTAGTGTTATATACTCTAGCCATCAGTGTGATCCTCCTGTATTATTCACCGCTAACCTCCCTATCAGTGTCTGATCGAGTAGTAAACTGTGGTGCTAGGTTTTCGTGTAATGCCCAAGGCTCGTGCATTGGTATTCGTTTCATAATAGAAGTAAATGTACCTTCTTGATATCGTTTTGGATTCCACCCTGCTTCTACATTAGTAACAATATTATCGTGTGTAATTAATGCAGCAATTGATTCTGCATTAGCAGCAGTTTGTGCCGAAGGACCGTTCATATGTATAGCAGTTGGAGCAGATTCAATATGTTGAGATCCACTATTCATTTCTGTATTAGTTCCTGCTGTGAAATAAGAATTAATACCGGACTTAATATTCATATTTGCTTGTGTTTGTATACGTGTATCAGCAATAACATTAATATCTAATGTTCCACCGACAACATCAATTTTGCCATTGCCGCCGACTAATAAGTTTGTATTGAAAGCACTTTCTATTTGTATTCTACCGCTTTCTTGACCAGTGGCATCTGAAGCACTCACACCTCCGTGTAATGTTTCTGAAGATTGATATTCTGCTGTTGCTTTCATACTGATGTTTCTTCCTGCTTCAACATTAATATCTCTATCAGCACGTAGATTTA